GATAACTGTTTACTCCACTACCAACATGAAGTATTTCCCAACTTCCTGATGAGTGTTGTTCCCAGATATTTTTTGTTCCATTCAATGCATAGTGATAAATGTCACCCGACCCTGCCAACGGAGCCAATATAATATTATCATTTGGAGCGATGTGAATGTCGTCTGTTGCTGTTAGTTCAATGTCATCACCGCCGGTGATTTGCACTGACCCAGTGCCCGAAGTTGAAATTCTTAAATTATCGTTTGATCTATTAGTAAAAATTTCATTGTCGTGAACTGTAATTTCTCCTAATACAATATCTCCATTACCGCTGGTGTCTAAAACAAGATCAGCATTTGAAACATTTGTTGTAATTTTATTTCCTGAAAAAGAAATCTGTGAATTTACAGCAGTTTCAGAAAGTAGTTCATTGACGTTGGTATAAAGATCTGTAAAGTTCTCTTGAACTTTAGTCATTGCTGATCTTAGATCATCACCTGTCCCATCATTTGCATTAGATCCTAAATTTAAACTTTGTTGTGCCATATTTTTTTATTATCCTTGACTAATTTTTAAATCAGTTCCTGATCTCCATAGTTGACCTGCTACACTTGGATCACTAGTTGGTAGTGTTCCTGTTACCATTACTTTATCTCCTTTAATTTCAACGTATCCAGTTCCGTTAGGATCAATGATAATGTTGCCATTTGTGTCAGCACTTAACAAAGTGTTGCCGGATAAGTTTAGGTTGCCAGATAACTCACTAAAGTTGCTGTTAACCTTAGTAAATGCGGTACGTAAAGTATCGCCTGTTGCTGAATTCCCGTCAGTTCCTGTGTCAATTGTAAGTCTGGTCATATTATGTTCTCTACGTATTTATTAAATAGTTTTGAGTTCAATTATGTTCATAGAAACACTAAAAACTTTGAGACTGTATGAGCGCCAGAGCAAACTTGGCATATACCACACTTTTCACCGAAAAAATACCATATATTCGTTTAGTTGCGATTCATGTGGTGGAGCATTTTTAAGACCTAGATCTAAAGTAGATCCAGAAAGAGCATCAAACGATTATAAACACGTTTGTTCATACTGCGATACTAAAAAATATGCACAAAAAGTAGGTGTGAAGATGAGAAAAATTTATAAAATGGATGCTAGTTCTACAAAAACACTTTAGTATCTACGCCAGTTAATTTTTACAGTACTCTCTTCAATCGATTTCTTAAGATCGGCGTATATTCCATAGTGAAAATTTTTAACATCTTCTAGTCCTTGATGCAGGTAGATGTTTTCTTCTAAATATTCTAATCTATTGATAAAATAAAATTTTCTGTCTGCATAATGTCTTGCAATTTGTCTTATTTGATATATCCATTCAAATTTTAGATATGCTTTCATGCTAACTCTGTCTGGATAGTTAATTGTGTTCTTGTAGATATTATTTTGTCGTCTACTTAAAATGCCGTCTGCCATTTCCCATTGTCTAGATCCCAATATATCAAACCCAATTATAAAAATATTTTTGTGTCCGTTATCACAAGCCACTTGTATAGCAGAACAACCCGACCCTCTGTTCTTTGCAAAGTCATGTTCTTTTGTTGTTCCTTTTTTTGGATCGTTGCCATGCCAAAATCTATGAGGATCATTGTTGTTATCATTTGCTAGTACATAATCAAATTTTGGAAGATTTTGTGCTGTGTATATAGATGTGTCTGCAGGTATTTTATTATTTTTTTGTGCATCTAATAGTTCTTCAGACATTTCTGGATTTACAGAAACAATATTATCACACAAATTTGGATGGTCTCGATAGATGGCATTACAACCATATATGGTTCCGTGGTCTTTTAGTTTTTCAATAGGAAAAATTGTTCGACTTTCGCCGTTGCCGATTATAAATGCCGTTGACATTTATGCACCAAAACTCTCTCCACATCCGCAACTTGAAGTGGCATTAGGATTCGATATTTCGAAATGAGATCCAAATGCTTCTTCTTTCCAGTCAACTTTAGTACCTGCAATATAAAGTAAACTTGTTCCGTCCACAACAAATTTGCCAGTGTCCCAAGTTTCGACTGTGTCAGATTTTTGTATTTCGTCGTCTTTAACAAATCCCCATTCGTACTTGAAGCCTGCACAACCTCCACCTTTTACTTGTAGGTGTACTGCATCTTTGTCTGCATTTTTTGACAATAGATGTGTCATTTGTTGTTTGGCCGAATCTGTTAATGTAAATGGTGTCATACTATTAATTATCCTTTTTAGCATAGTTCTGTATTGTGTTTAAAAGACTGCCTAAACCGTTCTGTCTTTGCATAGTCAATAGTTCTACAATACCTAAATCTTTTATTATTTCTTCTGATGCTACTATATCTTTGCAATCTTGTCCATTAAAAATATCCAAAACTATTTTTGCATAACCTTTTGTTATGGACGAGTCGGCATCGTGCATGAAATTTAATGTGTTATCTTTGTACATCGGCACAACCCAAAGGCTAGATGCACATCCTCTAATTTTAAAAGAGTCGAGTTTATACTTCTCATCCAGCGGTTCAACGTCCTTGGCCAGATCAACAATATATTGTATCTTGTCCATGCCTTCTAGAATAGACAATACCTCTTTATATTTGTTAACCTTATCTTGTATGTTTTGTGTGCTCATATTAATGCTCGTCTGGGTCGTTGTCTCCGTAGTGTCTGTGTCCTATCTCAAACCAAAAACGAAATGCTTCTTTTTTACTGTTAAAACTCATGTATGCTTCGTTGGATTCATAATTCCAATCTTTATACCAACTGTTGTCATTTTTAAACCACCAACCCCATAAACATTTACAATTTCTTAAGCACCAGTGTAACAGTTCTGCTGGAACTCCGTATGTTCCTAAACTCATGTTATACTTAAATTTTTTTTCATATCCACACTTGGGCGGATATTTAAATTTATAGTATTCATCTTCTCCTGGCCTAGGCATTATTCCCTTAACCCATCTCCGTCTTTTAGGCTTTGGTTTTTTAATCTGCAATCTCTTCTTGATCATACAAACAAGTGTATATGAAATTACTTCCAGTTGTCAATTATTAACTTGTCGCCACAATTGAATGGTTTTGGTTCTCCGTGGAAAACAGCAGTGTGACAATCATCTGGTATTGTGGGTGGATTTTGAAAAACATATTTTTTACCATCTCTTATTTTAGTATCTTTCTTGCCAACCATTTCCCATTTATATGATTGTATCCATGTGACCGGCCATCTTATTGCAGTTTTGCCTTCTTTGGCAGTAATAAAATCTTGGTCTCCGTGATTGTTACCTTGCACTCTTTGGAAGTTTTCGGAATAGATATCCCATAAATGATTTAACGATCCGGCCTCCCAACGCATAACTGAACTGTTGCATATGTGCCAATTGTCGATTCTGCATCTGTTGAAGTCTTGTATTATACAAAATTTACCTGGCTCATAATCCCAAAGGTTATCGATGTTTCTAAATAAAACTACATCTAGGTCAAAGTATAAAATAGTTCCTTCGAGCGGTAAATCTTTTGAGAACATCCATAGTTTACTCCACCATGTTTTTATTCCAGAATGTTTAGGAAACTTTATAACATTAATGTCACTGTCAAGACCAGACTCGTCGTCGGTTATGCAAGTAAATTTGTATTCAACTGTTGATTGTCTTTTACACATATTCTTAAGAATATTGACATATTCCGGAATATATTTAGGACCCCATTTTACGCAAACTATGTTCTTCATTATGCGTATTTACTTTTATGATTTTCTATAAATTGCTGAATTGGCACCGTGCTCTGCACATTCGACTTCTACTGCATAGCACCTATTGTCTGTTGCTTCTCTAATAAGTTTGTCTGCGAAGTTAAAGGCGTGTTCGGCAAACTTTTCCGCACCTACACCGTCGAATGTTACAATATCAATAAGATCTAACTCTTGTAATTCTTTAAATTTATCCATATGTGGATCATTGATATCCAATGCTGTTTTATGATCAAAGTGATCTTCCAACCATTTCTTCAAAGGTTTCAACCCTCCAAAGTCCACTGCCCAATTTTTATTATCTAGTTCATCGCAACCAAATGTAAATTTAAATTGTAGGCTATATCCGTGTAGTAAATGACAATGAGAATGATCTGCATTAGGTTGCCTAAACACACAGGCAAGTCCTATGTTATGTCCGTATGTTTTAGTTGAAAAATATTTTGCCATTAGTGTAATTTTTTCTCCTTGTGAAAGTCTAACTCTAAATCTCCAACTTTATCTTTTAAAGATTCAGTTAATTCATTATATATGTTTAACTCATCATCTACAATACTTTTTAAAAGATGCACAAGAACCATAAATTCTGGTTTCTTTGTAATTTGCTCTGGAATAATATTATTTTTCTCCATTGCATTAAGCATCGCTTCTGTGACATCAATTAATGTTTGTACAGATTGTTTGTGTTCTGATATTTTAGCCACTAACAACTCCAACTACCCATAAGGTACCAAAAATTAATAAAGCGATTGTTGCCGGTTCCATATACTCTCCTATGTAATAATCTTAGGCTTAGGTGCTTGTACAACATTAGAAGTAACTCTAATGTATTCTTCTTTTACTTTATCACCTGTCCAGTCATGTGCAATAATTTGTCGACTAGGAATTGTAACACCATTTGTTTGTTTAGATGTTGCAAAAAAGTTTCCAAAAGCAAGTCCTTGTGGACCTTGCATCATTACTAATGGCTTTTCAATAGTGATAGTATCACCTTCTGCTGGTTTAAATTTTCCAAGGACTTCTTCCCCAGATACTAGTTTTAACGATATAATATCATTTTCTTTATAATTGTTCATATCCTTATTATAAACTTTATTTAGACTTTGTCAACTGCTTATTAATAAACTTTGCCATTCCTTCGTATGTTTCTTGAAATACGTTTTTATGTTTTTTCCAATCGTCTGGCATACTCCATCCTTCTTTATTAACAACAACCCATCTGCAATCAGACAATTCCATTAGTTTGTCAAATTGATGAATCCAATACGAAGGATCTACTGCTTTCTTAATATATTCATAACCTTTTGTGTCTTTATAGATATTGTTTACACCTTGCTTTGGTAAACCATGTAAATCAAATCCTAACATAAAAATTACCTTAGGTTTAAACATTGTTGCCACAAGTCCAGCATAAGGTCCTGTCCCCCAATGAAAAGGTTGATCCCATCTTTCATCATTATCGTAAGGCAGTGGTGGTAATACTTTGACATTGTGCCACATAGCAAATTGTCCTACCCAATCTTTTCTAGTGTAGATTGTTGTGCCTTTTCCACAAGTGTTTGCGGCTTCTTGACACATATGTTTATCCACTGATACTATGTAATCTAGGTTGTAATCTCTAAACATAGCATTACAGCCAATTACCGTAGAGAACTTTTTTAGTGGTGTTATGTCAAATCCAAAACGACTTTCTCCGTTTCCTATAATGCTTACAAACCTGGTCATAATACTATTTAATCACCCCTTTAAACCGTCTTAGAGCGGCGTACAGCACTGGTAAATCACTTTCGTATACTTGCATCACCCACCTTAAATTTAGGTCCTGTTTTGACTACAGAATCATTATCAATTACCAAAATTTCTTCAGTGAACATATCCATTATTCTTTTATGTACTTTATTTTTTGGTAAATCTTTGTTTCTATCTTTTAGTTCATTTACAAACTTATTTCTTTTTAATTTATTTCTACACAAACTTTCAGAATCATGAGCCAACTTGTCGATAAGATATTCATCAGTCTTCATGTGCTTGTCCCATTCTTTGTCCTTCTTGGCTCTTTCTTTCAGTTGATCTCGATCGTTGTGGACCTCTGTGATCTCAAACTTTTTTTCTACCTGTTTGGCAGTTTTTGCATGACAATAATAACTGATTCCGTTATTGATAAATGATGGTATTTTTTTATCACACTTATAACCATAATCTATAAGATGTTTTTCGCAAAAATCAACGAACTCTTTATCCTTTTTTGGATTGTCAGTTCCGCATATAGCATCAGGAAATCCGCTACACCAATTGTCTTCGATTAAGAAATATTTTACCCAGGGCATATCTGTAGTTAGTCTTCGTTAACGATATGCCATATAGTTTTGTATCTATCCCATGCTTTTTGCAGGGTAGGATACTTACGTCTTAGTTTGATTGCTTCTCTGCCAACCATTTCTGCTTCGTCTATTTCTTTTTCTATATCTTTAGCATACTGTGATTGTGAAACAAGTTTGCCTCTTGTACCATCTTTCTTTTGTACGTACACAGTTTCTCCTCCGTCTGGTGAAATATAAATGGCCATTAATAAAAATTCTGGTGATTTCCGTTTGGAAATGATAATCTAATTCCGTTGTGTTTTCCTTTTTCACTATCTCCGTTGTGCCTAGGTATAAAATGTACGTGAGGCCAAAAAATACTTTGTCCTGCCGCGGCACCTATGTTCTGTCCAATATTGAATCCATCCATTTTGCCTTCTTTGATCCATTGTTCTCCGCAGTAGAAAGCAAGTTTGTAGGCTTCACCTACATGGTCAACATCATTTTTTTTTGGCACAAATAAAAGATGTCCTTTTGTTACTGGATACTTGTCATAGAATACAGATACTTTGTCATTTTGAAACATCGGTGGTTCGTTGGTCGGATCTAACCAAGTACATTCTTCGTAGTACTCTATTACTTCACGTGGTTTCTTGTATGTAGGTTCTTTTGATGGCATTTGTTTTTATTATCCCTATCTTCATATTAGTTGAATTTGGCCTGTATCGCAACCTAATTTCTTCCCAATACTTTGTTTTAGGAACAGAAGTATTATCGTCATTTAGGTTCAATAGATTAACAATCGCTTTTCTCACTTTTTCAGCACCACCATGTTTTTTGCAAGTGTCTGACCTGCCCACGTGTACTATTGTTTTATCAACTTTAATTTTATATACACAAGATAATTTGATCCATTTGTAAGGCGGATCTTTTCTATGCCTGCATTTTTTCTTGTCGAATGTGTAAAAATCAGTAATTGTATGCCATTGTATTTCAGCCATGTTGTATAATAGCATTAAATACGTGCATATGCTACCAAAAAATAAAACATTAGAATTACCAAAAGACTATCAGGGTTACTGCCCGGCTTTATGGAAAGAGGTGTATGTAAACACTCATGGAAAAACAGCACCTTGTTGTGTGTGGAAAGACAAAGATTGGTTTGCTGAAGGACCCACATCTACAAATGCAGTCATTGGTGAAAATTTACAGAACAGTGATTATTTTAAGAAACAACGACAAACTGTTTTAGATAATCAGATTCCAAAAGGTTGTGCATATTGCGTCAAGCAAGAAGAGATCGGTATTAAATCTCAAAGAAAAAATCTTATTGATCGACTAGGTCCGCTGGATGAAAATATGTTAAAAAATACTTCTGTTTCAAATGACGACGTAGAATATTTAGACATCCGGCCTGGAAACACTTGCAACTATATGTGTAATTTTTGTGGTCCATATGCCAGCCATCTAATAGGAAAAGAATGGCAACGAACTGATGATGCAGGCGAAACAAATTTTTTTAATAATGAAGGAGCCAAATACAAATCCGTAAAAAAACAATTGATTCCTTCTGGTTCACAAATAAAACTACATTTTGAAGATAGTTTTTCAAAATATAAGAATTTGAAATTTGTCCATGTTGCAGGTGGCGAACCATTCTTTATGGAAAATACATTTATACAGATTTTAGATTCAATTCAAAATAAAGAAAACATAACTTTTAGAGTGGTAACAAATGTTTCATTGTACAACGAAGATATAATGCAACGATTATCTAAATTTAAAAAAGTTCGTATGCAATTGAGTGTTGATGCAGTGGGCAGAGCACTTGAAATATCTCGTTGGAAAAGTGATTGGGAAAATATTCAAAACAATCTCAAAAAATATATAGAATTTAGAAATAATCATAAAAATGTTGATATGATGTTTGTTCCGGCAGTAGGTGTTTACACAATACATTCGTTGCCTGATCTTTTACAATTTGGTGCTGAAAACAAAATTTTTTCAGATGTGCTTTTTATTCAAGATCCTGTGTACCAAAGAGTTAACCTTTTACCTGAGAACGAGTTAAGAGTAATAAAAGAGAAGGTAGTGCAAAAATTTTTAGGTGATGACATTTCCGAAAGGTCCTGTAATTACAAAGACATTATACAACAATTTAATCATTACATAGAAAACAATAAAGTGGAAGAAAATATCATCGATCAATTTTGGGACTGGCAAGGATATTTTGAAAAACAACGAAAGTATTCTCTAAAAGAAGAATTACCTGAATTGTATTCTTCTATTAAAACTGTTTAATGTTTAAGTGTTTGTAAACTGCTTGAACTTTCTTTGCTTGATAATAACAGTCTGCTAGAGCATTGTGAGCCTGTTTTCTTTCATCACCAAAATCTCTAGGTACCAAACCAAACAGAGTTCTTGAATCTCTAATTTGCCAATACTGCCACGGACATGGATGTCCTAATTGTGTATATAAATTTTGTAGGATAGCATAATCAAACAGAGGACCTTGGCACCAAAATACATCCACACCTACTGCAAACTTATTAAGTTGTTTAATTGTGCTGTCTAACGATTCTCTGTTGTCTTCTCCCAGTGCTTCTTCTTGGATTTCCTTAGGTTGTGTTGTCCACCAATTAAGTGTGTCGTCCATCACGTGTCTGCCCATACTGGTCTGAGCATCAACATCCACTTTAAAATACAAAGGTTGTGCAGGTTCTTGTTGTGTGTATGGATTGAACTTTATTGCACCAATAGTTAATATTACCGAATCTGGGTTAGTGCTTAAAGTTTCCAGATCTATCATAGCATGAATCATAGTGTTATTATACTATGGTAATGTTATTTTGTCAATTAGGTAGGATCGGCTGGAGCAGTAGGCTTATCACCTTCTAGCAGTTGTTTGTTATATGCTTCAAACTGTTCTTCTGTCATGCAATATATTTCGCCTGATGATTGAGGGTAAACTTCCATCATATATTGTTTTACCGGAAGTGTCGCTGACAAACATTCTTCTTTACTAGTGTAATAAGTTTTTTCCCAAATTGCTTGGCAGTTTGCCCCAAAACAAATCAGTATAACCATTATATATTGCATATTTTTTCTCCCTTGCCTACAGATATTTAAGGGGTACAACTTTTAAATAAAGTGCAACTATTTTTTCTTTTTTGAAATGGTTCTTACTTTTGTTTGAAGTCTAATCAAATCATTATCCAGCATACGTACTCTATCAATTAGTTTAATGAGTGTTGCTGACGTAGTTCCTAACTTGGGTGTAATCTCTTTTGTTATAAAAGTATATAGGTAGTATATAAAATATGCTAAAAAGAAAACTGCTACAATAGGAAAGCCGTAGTCTTGTATCACTGTTATGATAGTACTGTGTGGTCCTGTTAATTGCATTAGTCCTTTCTAGCATCTTCCTTGCCATTTGCTCTGGCAACTCGATCTGTGTCAACTGGTATGCCTAATTGCTCAGACACCTCTTGATCAATTTTTAGTATGTCATTGTTCATTGTTTTTACTCTGTTGTCTAATTGTGTAATAACACTCTCAATAAATTTAATTGAATTAACAATACCACCTAGTATGTATTTTATAATAATCATTACAAATGCACCCATACCTATTGTGGCCACAATTGGTAATCCTAACTCTGCAACTAATTTCCAAAATGAATTCATTATATGTGTATTTAAGTCTGAATAGTATACACCTGTACAGGTTCTGTTTTGCCTTTTACAGTGATACTATCGATATAATCAAATGGATAAACAGTTTCAATTGTGTGTCTTGTATCCTCACCGATTACTATTGTTTTGCCTAATGTTTTGGATGAACTTTCTAACCTCGATGCTAGGTTAACTGCATCACCTATTACTGAGTAATCAAATCTCTGTTCTGATCCCATATTACCAACTAGTGCGTCGCCGGTGTTGATTCCGATTCCTATGTTAATTTT